CTGCGTGAAGTGCGTGATCGTCACCGTGAAGTCGGAGATGTACCCGTAGTAGCTCAGCCCATAGCCGGTGTCACCGTCCAGGAACATCCATGTCGGGACCATTGTCATGACGCCCTGCTGGGATATACCCGGTGTATAGCCGTTCGCATTCGGGGCGGCTCCGGCAGTACTGGCCGAGCCGTTGATCGAATACTGCTGGAGGAGCTGGCCGGTGATCTGCTTGAAGGCGAGGATGTCAACGTTCACGCCGTAGACCGTCGGGTCCATCACGTCGTAGCCGTAGGTGGTGGTGGTGCCTGACGTCGTGGTGGTCTGCGCTGCCCGGGGCTGCCCGGTCGAGGAGTCGAACGACCCCCACAGCTCGAAGGTCCGGTCGAAGTACAGCGAGATGCTGACCGACTGGTTCATTGCGAACGCGGCCTGAGCGGTGTCCCCCGCCGTCCGGAACAGCAGCGTGGAGGCGACGTCGGTAGCGTCCATGGAATAGGACGTCGTGACCGAGGTCGGGTTGAACAGGAAATTGACCTCGGGCTGGGTGGAATACGGGGTGGCCTGGTCCCAGACCATTACCCCGCGCCGCAATTCCATCGCCCCGAAATCCTGCTGCGCGGTGGTTCCGACGCCGCCTTGCATTGGCCAGGAAAGCGTGCGCATCCGCTTATCGAATACCGGCTGCTTATACAGCGTCGGCCCGGCAGGGGTGCTGGGCTTTTTCGCAGTCGGAGTGGTGGAGGTCTTCTTGGTGCTCGGAGCGGGAGAAGTCCCCCCGGGTGGCACGAGAATAGTCATTGATTATCCCTTGTTCCCGGAACGGATAGCGGCGTATATGCCTTCCCGGTCCAGCATTGTCTTGACCTGGCTGACGATCTCGCTCGCCGCGTTCGATGCATTCTGCCGGGAGTTCACATCGCCGGACCCGGACATCGTGATGTTGATGTCGCCGAACGACAGGCTGACTCCGCCGGATGTCATGCCACCAGAGGAGGCGCTCCAGGGAGCCTGCGCGACGCCCTGGGCTCCCATCAGCTTGGCGGTCGTCCCGGCGTCCGTGACCCGCGCCCCGGCGGGGAGGTTCACCAGCTCGGGACCGCGTTCGCCAACGACAGCCAGCCCGGAGCGGGTGCTGGTAGAACCCGTGGCGTACCAGTTGTTGGACTTCTCGTGCGCCTCCGCCTTCAGCGGGTCGCCGTACCTGCCCTTGATGTACTCCAGGCCGTACTTGATCTGGAGCCCGGGGTTGCTGGTCTTCTTCCCATACGGCCCCCAGGTCGAGTCCAGGAACTGCGCGATCCCGTAGGCCGTGGAGGTGGGGTTCTGGGCGCTGGAGTTGAACCCGCTCTCCTGCGTCCACAGCGGGAGGAGTCCATTCGTCCACTCGGAGCCGGACCAGCCGTACATCTGCTGGGCCATCTTCTGCGCCAGCACCTTGTTCTGCGCTGCTGATCCGCCTCCTGTCGTCGATACATTCCCGGAGGTAGGCCCGGAGCCGGAGGAGGACGTGGTGGCCGCGCCGTACTGACCTGCTCCGATCGAGACTCCCCCGCCTCCCCCGAGCGCGGCAGAGACGTTGCTCGCTTCGGACGTGGAGGTGTAGCCGCCCGAGCCGCCACCCGATCCGCCCCGTGCGCCGCCGGTCGTGCCGGAGCCAGTGCCACCACCGGAACCGCTTCCGGAGCCAGTGCCACCACCGGCCCCGTACCGCATGATGGTCAGCGTCTCGCCGCCGGGTCCGCCCGCGTTCGACAAGTTCTTCGGCGTCTGGAGGGTGCCCTGAGCCGTGTCATAGGCGCTGAACATGGTGCCCGGCCCGACGCCGAAACCGACGTGGGTGCTCCACACCAGCACGTCACCGGCCTGGATGTCAGACGGCTTGTTCGATACCTTGTGCGCCCCGGGGAGGTGTGCGAAGGAGCTGGCTACCGCACCATGGCTGGCACCGGAACCGGTAGTGGACGCCCAGGAGCCACCGGGGAGCTGGAGCCCCATGTCGTGCCCTAAGACATAGGACGCGAACGAGGAGCAGTCCCAGCCGCTCTGCGGGTTCGAGGGTCCGCCGTAGACATATTTGTGGCCTGCGTACTTCTTGGCGTCGGAGAGGATTGCGGCACCGCTGGCAGCATAGAGGACTCCCCCGCGCATCTGGGTGTTCCCGCCGATACCCCCGGGGGAGTGCGCGTTGTTCAGCCGCTCGATGTTGTCGTAGCCGAGAGCGTGCGCCGCGTTGGCGTTGAGGACGGCCTCGTCCTTGGCCAGCATGGCGGGCTGGGTGTCCAGTCCCCGGACGCCGCCCGTGATGACGCCGCCCCGCGCGTACCGTGACTGCACGCCACGGGGGTCGGTGCTGGGGGAGGCGGTGCCATTGCTGCCGCCCCAAAGACCCCAGCCGGTCTTGATGTCGTTCCAGAGGCCGCTGAAGGAGTTCCAGCCGCCCGTCGGGCTGCCCGGTCCCTGCTGGAGCCAGTTCTTCCCGTTCGAGTGGTGGATGTTCGCCAGGGTCAGCGGGATTGCTGCCGCTGCCGCTGCCGGTCCCAGTGCTGCCGCAGCCGACCCGCCGCCAGCAAGCAGTCCGCCGCCTCCGACCGAGGCCGCATCCATCGTTGCCGCCTCGCCACCGCCCATGCCCAGCTTGCTCAGCAGGCCGCTGGCTCCGCCTCCTCCGCCGAGCAGCTTGAGTGCCTTGGCTGCCATCAGGCCGCCGCCGAGCATCTCTGCCCCGCCAGCCATGTTGCCCATCATGGACTGGCCGCCTCCGAGCGCGCCCATTCCCCCGCCGACAATCTGGTTGATGCCAGGCGTTGAGACGATGTTGTTCAGGATGGACTGGAATTTGCCTAGCGCGGTGGACGCATCATCCAGGCCCGCAGTGAACGAGTTATAGATGTCGGACTGGCCCTCGGTCTTCTGGGCCGCTACGTTCTTCTGCGCGGAGATGTCGGACTGGGTCACGCCGTATTTGTTCAGTGTGCTGATGGCGCTCTTGTTTCCGCCCTGGGCCTGCTGGAAGAGGTTCTGCACCTGCTGGTCGTTGATCTTCCCGCCGGACCCGGAGACGACCCTGTTGTATGCCTCCATCGTGGAGATGGTGCCGGATAGCGCTGAGCCGCTGAGGCCGAGCTGCTGAAGGTTCGTGTACCCGACCTGTCCCGGTGCCAGGGCCGCTGCCAGGCCCGTGTTGGAGGTCGAGCTGGACCCGTACCAGCGCTGCATCATGCCCTGGACGACGCCGCCCATGGAGTTCGCCTGCCCCGTGCCCATCTGGAGCGGGGAGGTGCCGTAGCCCATCTGCCGCATCTTGAGCGACATCGACGGCATGGCCATCTGCTGCGCCATGGCCACCGCATCGGTGTAGGACATCGATGGGTTCGCACCCGCGAACGAGGCCGCCGCACCTAGCCCGAACCGGCCGGTGGAGTTCATGCTGGGCAGGTAAGAGCCGGACATTTGCTGGAGGGCAGAGAATCCGGTAGATGCGTCTGCGGCGTTGAACGCATAGTTGTTCGTCGGGGCGCTGGTGCTGTTGCTGCCATATGCGGCAGCGAGCATCCGATTGGTCCCTACGGCGTTCGATGTCCCGTTCGGGGAGAGGAGCAGGCCCTGCTGCACCATAGTGGACATCGGTACCTGGGCACCCATGCTGCTCTCGCCCATGCTGCCCAGGCCGCTCACGATGCCACTCAGACCGGCGAGCAGAGAGCCGCCACCCGAGCTTAGCCCGTGGCCGCCGTTGCCCTTTGCGTACTGGCCGCCAGAGCCGCCGAAGGATGGCCCTCCGCCATTCCCGCCAGCGCCTCCGCCACCGCTGGCGAACGTGCCGTCAGCATTGCGAGCCTGGCCGCCGAATTTGGGATTGCCGCCATTCTTGAACGTGCCGTCGGGGTTGCGGATGGAGCTGTGCCCGTAGTATCCGCCCTCCGGCAGGGTGGGACCAGCGGGAGAGTCATAGTCCGTCGCCCCGGGAATGCCGTAGCCCGCCCGGGTAGGCCGACCGCCGAAGGATGATCCGCCGCCGTTCCCGGTGCCGCCACCATTATTCTTCGAGGACCCGAAGGGGCTGCCACTTCCAGAGCCGCCCATCTGCTGGGCGACTTTCTCCAACCGGGTAACGGCCTTGTCGAACTGGTCGATCGACTTCTGGAGGTTGTTCGTTCCGAGCACATTGGGCTGCTGCCCGGGGGGAGTACCCTGTCCATTACCGGGGGAGCCGCTTCCCGGGGCAGAGATGATGGCATTGAGAGACCCGCCTAGCCCGCTGATGTCCTGCTCTGCCACTACTCGCCCCTATCGCGATAGGCCCGTGACCATTGCGCCCAGTAGGCCCGCTCCCTTACGGTAAGTCGCTGGAGCATTTCCGGGTTCCAAGTCGGGAAAGCCATTAAAACTTCCCCGTAGTCATTGTACCGGGACTGCGGTTGCGTGAGCTTAACGGAGAAACTGCTCAGCCAGGTCAATGGCCAGGCTGACCTCCTTGCCGCAGGAGGAGTGCGTGAACTTGATGTCGTCGTACCGGGGTCGCGGCTGCTTCTCGGCGATGGCCTTCGTGATCTTCTCCCGGTCCATGATGCCGAGCTGGAGGGCGTAGGTCGGGAAAGACGAGAGAACGATCTTGGTGCCATTGGGCTGCTCGACGTATTCCACGCAGCGCTGGAGCAGAATGGTATTCCGCTCCTTAAGGGTGCGCTTCGGGTCCTCCCCCGCAGCCTCCTGGTCCTCGCCATTCGGGAGCCGGACGACCGCCTTCCCGCCCTTGCGAAGCGGCACGTCGAAACGCATGGCCGTGGCGGGCTCGTCCGTCTTCTTGTATTCCACGTCCTCGCGAAGGTTCAGCGTGAGGTCCACCGGCTCCCCGCACTCGGGGCATGCCCAGTCCTCGACCTCGACTAGGTCGTCGTACGTCGCGCAGCGGATGCCGAGGAGCAGGGCGTCGCGGTCGCCGATCACCAGCTCCTTCAGGAGCTTGGCCGTCTCGTCCTCCGGTGCGCCCTCGAACGACTCGACACCGCATTCGAGGATGACGTTGAACACGTGGGCGATGTTGCTGCTTGACCAGGCGCGGAAGATCTTCTCCTCGTCGAAGCCGTTCAGTTCCTTGACCCGGGCCGAACGGATCGTCTTGCCGTTGTAGACCAGCCCGCCGGGAAGCTCTACCAGGTCCGGGTCCGGGACCGGCGCGGCGGGAAGCTTGGTCTTGGCGTCGGCCATGACCTTCCTCGCAGCGGCATCAGCGGCGGCCGGGTCGGTAGTAGATAACGGCGCGTTACGTGGTGGCATGTCTCTCCTCGTCGCAACTACAAGGCCGTTGCGCTGGCGTTAAATGAAAACTCCGTGGCAGCCGATATCTTAGCCGCCACGGAGTTCCGGTTGTTTACCAGGAGCCGTAGGTCGCCTCGGCATTGCCGATCGCGTTGGCCACGCTCGGGGTGAATCCTTCGTGGGCCAAGGTCATCTGCGTGATGAGTAGCTGGTTAGCACCAGCGTCCAGGTCGGAGAACTGGAGGGCGGTCGGCCAGGCGCGGTAAACCGTGAACGCCGCCTTGACGGGGGCCTGGGCGACGGTAACCGGGTGGTCAATGACCAGGACATCCACGGTCGCTCGGAAATCCTGACCAGCCGACTGGGTGCCGGTTCCCTGCATGACCGAGAAGAGCTGCTGGACCCATGGGATCTGGAACTGCTTCCCGACCATAACCCCCTTAGTGAAGGTCAGGGGACTGAAGTCGGCCTGCCCGGGAAGCTTCTGGGTCGTCGTATTGTAGCCACCCTCACGATACGGAATGGTATCGATGGTCATCCCGAGCCCGGAGACAGTCATCCAGGAAATGGTGACGCTCGGCCCGGTTGCCGGGTGGAAGATCGTCTGGAACTTGAAGTTCTTAAGCGGATCAGTCGCCGGGGAACTTAAGGACGAGGTCTGGGTAATCATTCCTGGGTTTCTCCGATTAGCTCGCGGCCGAAAGGGCGGCGTTCTGGGTGAGGTCGATCTGAATCCACTCGGCCGGTGACTGGAGGGCCACCAGGATGGAGACATTCACGAGGCCGGTCTGCGCGCTCTGCGGCGTGTTGTTCGTGGCGTCGCAGATCACCTGGAATGAGGTGGACGATGTGGTCCCGGCGAATACGCCCTGCTGGAAGAGCTGGTTCAGGTAGTTATTCAGGATGGAGCTGATCTGCGCCCAGAGCGTCGGGCCATTCGGCTCGAAGATCGCGAACTGGAGCAGGTTCGAGCACTCGTACTGAATGGCCATCATGGACCGCTGGACGGGGAGATACATGTCCGGGTAGCCGGTAGCCAGCGTCCGGTCACCCATGATCCGGGGTCCGTATCCGGGGACCGTCCGGATGACGTTGACGTTAGCGAGATTCAGCGCATCGAGCTGGGTGGGGGTGAAGTTAGCCTCCATCTGGAGGGCGCTCACCGGGTAGTTGATTCCCGCCGGAGACTGCCACGGGCCAACCAGCGTGTCGTTCTGCTGCCACCGTCCGAGGACTGCCGGGCCAGCCGGAAGGTACCGGGTCGCACCGCCGAAGCTGCTGGACGGGTCATTGACGATCCGCCAGGGTCCGTACAGCGTGCCGAACGGGCTCGGGGATAGCGCGGGGGAGCCGGTCTGCACCATGGTGATGTACTCGTTGTAGACCGTGTTGGAGTAGGTGCTTCCGCCGACCGCGTCCAGGTCGGGCGCGGGGCCGTCGCAGACGATGATCTTGTCACCGTCGTTTCCGGCCCAGGCGATCAGGGCGTTCAGCGTCGGGACGTCACTGACGCCCGGGAGGTTGACGGCCATGATCTGGTTGGGGACCTGGTCCAGCGCGGCCGGGACGACCGTCCCGAGGACCGGGGCGGTCGATCCGTCGTTGCCGCCGGTCAGCGGCTGCGCGGTGACCGCGACGAGGTCGTTCGTCCCGGACACGTAGGCCGTGACGTTGTCGGTGGCGTTCACGAACTGGCTGCCCGAGACCGGGGAGTTCAGGATCGGGAGGCAGTACCGGCTGTTGCTGGGGTCCATGCTCAGGTTGACGAAGGACTCAACGACGCTCGTCCCGCCGCCCGAGGTGAGTGAGATCTGGAGATTGAAGTACGTGGAGCTGTTGCTGCTCACCTGGCTGACGGTGACCGAGAGCTTCTGCGCCCAGACGCCGGGGGACGTGGCAGTCAGGGTCAGCGCCCCGCCGGAGCCGGAGTCGGTGTCCGCCGCGTCCTCCAGGCTGATCGATGCGGAGGTAGCGTCGGTATTGGCCACCCGGAGCACGTAGCACGAGCTGCCGCCGTTGCCGAAGAAGTCATTGACCGCATAGGGCAGCAGGCTGCCGCTGGACGAGGTGTCTGAGAAAGAGCCGTACAGCGTCTGGTACTGGCTCGGGGAAGTGATGAGCTGGAGGGTCAGAGGCCCGCGCGGGTGGACAGCCGCGAATGCCGGGATGCTGATGGCAGGCGGAGCAGACGACTGCTGTAACGCCTGGAAAGATTCCGTGACGTAAACGCCCGGACGACCATACGTGGTCATTCGATGTAGCTCCTAATCCCTGGATTCGGTATGCCAGGTCACGTTCTGCCGCACCCCGAGAATTCCGAACGAGGTCTTCAGATCTTCGAGACTAAGGTCATTCTCAGTGTAATAGGGGGTGAGGTCGGTATTGGCAATGGCCTGCGCGTACGCGAGGTCTATGGAGATGTCGTTAGCGAATCCGTACTCTCCCCCGGTCCTGGCATCGGTGACCGGGCCGACGACTTCCGAGTGGACCCGGATCATGTAGGTCGCGGTGAAGAGCTTCTTCTGTAAAGGCCCGTCCTTGTACGAGAAGTTCTGGCGGGAGGGTCCGCCCATGCGATCTATCTGACGGTACGTGCCATCCTGGGGAACGGTCAGCGTCGCATTCCTCCCGAGCCGGGTAGGCATCTCGAGCGCGCCCAGGATCGGGATCATGTGCTGACGGTTAATGCGGGTGAGCACCGTGATCTGGTAGTCCAGGTTGTACGGCTGGACGTCAGCGTAATAGGGGGACTGCGACGGATCGTAGGAGTCCGCGCTGCCGGGCCACCAGTTCGCATAGCCCTCGGGCGCGTACGGAAGCTGGGACTCGAAGGTCCCCGTGTTCATGTTCCCGGAGTTGCCCATCCGGTCGAACGCCATGGAGATGCTAGGCATGCTGATCAGGATCATCGGGGGGACGTAGGAGACCAGCTCGTCCTCCGGGTTCACGAACCGAACCGGGACGTTCCTCGCGGGGGAAGTGCCGTCGGAGACTTGAATCCCGGACAGCAGATATTTCAGAGCAGCGTCCTCTGACATGACCCAGCTCATCAGCTAACCACCATAGTATCCCGGGGAGTTCATTGGCATTCCCGCCGCCGCTCGGTCGCCCACGTGCCTGCGCTTCAGGAAATCCACGTCGGCCATAGGGGGATTACCACCGTGCCGGTCGTACAGTGCGCGCATCTCAGACCTGTGACGGGCCACGATATCCGAACGGCTTTCCCCGCGTGCCATCCGGTTCGGGGGCTGTTTCGGCGGGGCCTTGATCATGAATTTCTCCCG